TCAAAAACCCTCCTGATTTTTAGAGAAAAACTCTCTTATTTCATCATCTTTAATAAAATAATATGCCATCTTTCCTTCTTTATAAAAATCAAGTACATCATTTTTATATAAAAGTCTTAAATGATGTGAAGTTGAAGCAACACTCATTTTCAATATCAAAGAAATATCACAAACACACAACTCATCTTCTTTAATCAAAGATAATATGATTTTCAATTTCTTCTCATCACAAATTTTTTCTAAAATGTTAAGTAATTTCTTAGATTTATCATCTTCTAAAAAACTTAAAGCATTGTTAACTTTATCCTCATGTACACAGATCACATCACAAGTATTTTCATAACTCATATAAAACCACACCCTAAATTAAAATATAAATCCTAAAATTGTTTGAATAGTGTCATTTTCAATAATAATAAATAAACCTAAAGCTATATAAATAACAGCCATAATCCAACGACTAAATTTCTCAACAATTTCTCCAACTCCTGGAATATTAGCTAATTTTTGTGCAGTCAATACCAAGAAGAAAATTAAAATTAAAAAGACAAACAGAGTAATTAATAAATTAGTAACACTTAATGTCACAAAATACGGAACAAATAGACCAATATTATCAGCACCACAACTTGCTATCGTAACAATTGCAACCGTACCAACTAATTTAGACAATCCTTTTTCATTCAATTCTTTTTTAGCTCTCTTTTCTCCTTCACAATCATCATAAATAGCCACTTTAATTCCAAGATAAATTGGTATTAAACCCAATAAACCTAATATCCACTTCTCTGGAACATAATTTAATACAAAAGCTAAAAACAAACTAACTAATATTAAAATACTAGACCCTAAATATTGACCAACATAAATATCTCTATATTCTTTTCTAGTCTTTGCTCTAGCAAAAAATATTAATAAAATCACTAATAAATCTACTGCTGTCGCAATATAAAGAATAGCAGCAGTTACAATAGTCTGAATCATAATTACACCTCATTCAAAAATATTTTTGAATGTATTATAACTTATGTTTTCAAATAATCATAGATGCTTTATTCCAATTGCTTTATTGACGTTGAGTATCCGTACACTCAACAATTCTAAAATAAACATAAATGAATGATTTATTTTTGTGAATACTTATTAAAAAATCCAATAATCCAATTAATTAAAAGTACGGTTAAAACACCAAAAACAAGCCCATCTAAAATTTTAAAAGTTATTGTTTCAGGTGACGGAAGTAAATAATTCATTGTACAACATTAAAATCAAAAATGCCCATCTTAATATTATCAGATAGGCTCTATTCAATCTTCTAACGGTATATCATCAACTATCATAGTTCTGTCAGGATAGTTTTCTTTTATTTTATCTAACTCTCTCTGTGTTTCTTCTTCATCCCCCTCACTCCATTCGCCAATATTAACAATTACTGGCGTATCACCTGTAAACTCTTTTCTCTCAGTAAATAGTTTATGGTATTTCCCAAGCATATCTCTAGCACGTAAACGGTCACTAGGCTTAATAGGTATTTCCACCATTTCTACATGTTCATTGTAAACTAAGTTCATTTTGTCAGTGTCTGGGTTGCGTTGAAATTCCCCACGCTTAACAACGACCTCTCTCACTTCACTTTCATCACCTACTGCTGCATTGCTTAGGATATGAAGTAGTTCGTTAGCTGATAGTACGCCCTCATCAATCACTTTCTTACGTTGCTCATCAATGTACTTAGCCACTTTTTCATTCTTTAGCAATCTACTGCCTTGTACACTTGCAGTATGAGGACTATAACCAGCCTTAATTGCACTTTGTGTTACATTCAACGTCTTTAGGTATTCAGATATAAACTTTTCTTGTCTAGGGTTTAAATCACTCATGTTATCCCTCCTCTAATTTGTCTAATAAACTATTCAATAGTTGACGTATTCTTTCTCTACTTAACTCAAATATCTTTGCAATTTCATTTATAGATTTCCCTTCACATAGTAAGAAAAATATGTAGTATTCCCTTCTAGTCGCTACTGCATAAATTAGCTGATCTAGTTCATTAAAGAATACTTGATTACCAGTATTCTCACTTAGTTCAAAGGGTTCGACTTCATCACTCAGTGAAAAGAAATCATCTATATCAGTATCATCATAGCTTACAACATTTGGCGCTTTCTCTTTTTGATAGTCCATTATAAACTGTTTAATCGCTTGTTTATCGTACATCATGTAGCAACACTTACTTTATGCTTATAAGCGTATAAATCACGTTGTAGGCGTTCTATGAGGCTATAATCTATCGTTGAACCATTGGACTGCATATAATACATGATTTCTTTTTGTTCAACTGGTGTATATCGCTTAATAACTTGTTTTAATTGCTGCATGTTTCTATTCGCTTTTGTTTTGAAACGTTTCAATTTTTCTTTTTCACCTATAATATCAATCACTAACTTTTCTAGTGGATAGGATATTGATACAACGCCATGAACATCATTTGTAGTCATATGTGAGATATTTAAGTGATACATCATCTCTATTTGCATAGTGATGGCCTTAATCTTGGTATTAATAAATTTAGGGTTATATTCCGTTAGCAATGTGTACTCAGATATTTTATTTTCATGATAGATTAGTGGATATTTCACTCTTTTAAGGTTCATGTATGCACCTCACAAATAAAATGAGCCTACCACTAAGGATAGGCAAGATATTTATTATTTAACTATGCGATTTTCTTCAAACATTTTCATAAGTTTTCTCTCTCTTTGTGACTGTTGAGTTAGTTCATCTTTTCGTTGCTGTTGAATGTTTTGAGAAAATTGTTCTTCTACTACATCTAATACTTTTTGAGTTTCTTCTGCCGACAATGTTGTTTCTGTTAAAAGATAATTGCTAACCTTATCTAAATTGTATTTTCTAGCCATTATTTAGCACCTCTTAATTGCATTTTATTTCTTATATCAATGAATGGTAGTTCGTCTCCACTCACATAATTGGAATATTTATTAGGGCTGAAATGATTTTTGATTTCTGCTCTTACTTCTTTATCTTTCTCAAAGTTTTCTTTGTCATAAGGCCCGACGAATCTGTAAAACTCATATTCGTATTCGTCATTTAATGCTGCGATTTCATCTACCACTTTGTTATATTCCTCAACGATTGGCTCAAATTTTGCTAATATACGTTCTTTGTCCTTTTTGTACAAATGAGGTAAATCTGCTTGATGTTTAATAAGTTCAATCGCCTTTTTACGTCTAGCCTCATCAAACACTTCTTTTTTAGTCGATAAGCGTTTCTCTAAGGCTTTCAATTTCTTCTCATTACTATCAAATGTAGTATAGAGTGCGTCAGCCTCGTCATCTTGTGAGTTAGCAATTAATTCTTTATATTTTGCTTTATCTTCTTTAATTCGTTGCGATAACTCTTGACGCTCATTTTCAATTTTATTGATATTCTCTCTTTGACCTGTGACATATTCGTTGTATTCATCAAAATATTTTGCAGTTTTCAATTAAGTCCCTCGTTTCAATTAGTATTTAAGCCTATTTCTCTTATGTAGTTATATGGCTTTTTGATCTCTTTTTGTGGTAATCTTTTCGGTATAGTTTGCAGCAATATTAAGACTTTCTCAAAGTCGATATTATTTTCATTTCTGTTATAAATAAATTCTTTAAATGATTTCTTATCTAGATCATTCAACTTTGCTACAAACTCATCATTATTCATACTCTTTTCAGTAGCACCATCTTCTTTTTCCCTGAGTGTTTTCTCTTGGTTAAGCGTCAACTTATGAGGATAAGTCTTTAATTTTTGATGCTTGTCATTTATATATGAATAATTGTTTTCTATACCTTTATTACGCTCATTTCTATTTGTTTGAATATATTTGTATAGTTCAATCTTAAAACGCTCTATCACATTCATATGAGCCTCTGAGTGTGTATTAACATAGTTTTTTATATACTTTTGTTCTTTAGTAGAGAAACGCCCTAGAACAGTATAAAAGGCGTTTAAATCTCTTTGACTTCTACTCTTATACCGTTCCAATTTCTGACGTTCTTCTAATATAGCGATTGCTAGATTTTCAACGGAATAACTCTCATAGTAAATACTTTCAGATACAATATCACTACATAAACTAGGTGTAGTTCGGTTATACATATCTTCTATATCGCTTTCTATGAGTGCTATTCTTGATTGAATGTAGTAAGTATTAAATCTAGTGAACAATTCGTAATCGCTAACTTTCTCTTGAATAATTTCAATCGCTGCACTCACTACATCACCTTAAATCTCAGTTTTCTTTAACGCCTCATATCGCTTTAAACTACCTTCGATATGACGCTTGATACTTCTTAAGGCTAATTCTTTCTGTTCCTCAGATTTAACCATGAAATAACCTCTTGCATCTTTTTTATAGCTATATCCGATTGGATAACCATAATCAACTACTAAACTATTAATCGTATTTCTTAACCATCTGTCGTTGTTTCGGTTAAATTCCATATTCAATTGATTAAATATATTTTGCTTAGTAATAATCTCGTGCTTAGTGTTGCGTAATACGTTTAATACTCTAATATGATCGTTCGTTAATTCTTTTTCAATTGTTATTGTCATTGTTTTATCCTCATTTCATCTTTAATGAGGAGGTAATATTTAGGCAATAAGTAAACAACAAATATTTAATCCAGACTTTTATTAAATATATAGAAGTCATTCCTTCTATAACACTATTATACTAAATTTACACCTAAATAACAAACAAATGTTCTTATTTTAGTAACGTTTATATAACTTCTTAACATTCCATTAAACCCTATAAATTAAGTATTCACACTACTTTTCATACACTTTCATACACTTTCTATTATAGAACTAGTGTTCGTTTTACACCTTAACTCACTCTAAAATCATTAACAAACCTTAACAATTACGATTTACATATAAAAAAGCCATGCACCTATTAAAGTGCATGACCTATAATTTTACGCTTTCACTCCATCATAATAAGACTGTTTCAATTCATTCAGTCGCTTAATCAATGCTTTACTATCAACTTCATTAGCCTTCTCATTCTGGATAAACTCAGTAATGATTTTCAAGCCCTCAACTAATTCTGGTGCTGGTTCATTAATTCCGGTAGCTAACTGATACAATGCCTCCATATTACCTATAACATCTGCATTACTAGTTTGAACGCCCTCAAGTTCATCTATATTGAAATCTTTACTCATGTAGTCGAACATGTCACTATTATTACTTTCTGCAAATGTTTCTAGCCCGTACATGAAATACTCATTATCAAACATGAAACTAGCCATCATATCGCTTATAGTGTCATGTGTTCCATCATGTAAATCATATCCAGTATAATACCCCTCAATACTTTCTATGAGCTTCTCAGTATGCTTTTCTGAGGCAATCTCAAAAGATTTTCTCACTTCACAATCTTTTATTAATATGTGAGCGTACATTTTACCTTTACTTACTAGATACACAGTATTAAATGGATCATTATAAATCTTAAATGCGATAGGCATTTTATAACTACTTTCACATAGTCCAGTAAAATATCTTAATAATGTTGCTGCTCTAGTTTCAAATTCATTTGCTATAATTTCTATGTTCATATTAAACAAACTCCATTTCTTTCTTACAGATATTAAATGCAACGGGCAACCAATGATCTGTTTTAATATGTTTAGACTTCACTATCGGTAAGTCCAACCCTTTACCATCAACTAGATAAATAATTGGTGGACAAATATCCATCTCAATTAATCCATCTCGTTTAAGTTCAGCAATAATATTAAATGCTTCTTGGTTCCATCCAATCCAAAACACTACATTTGGATGTTGACCACTTGTATATGCTCCATCGCCTTTATAATTAAAGTTATTTTCTTTGAATACATTTTCTATTTCTACAAAAGTAGTTCCACCGTGTGATTCTATATATTCTAAAATTTCTGATTTTAATTGATTCTTGTTCATTCTATTCCTCCTAAAATTGTATAGGTGTCCTAACGTCCTATTATTTGTAAGTTGTAGGACGCAGTTAGTACACTTATTCTTGCTACTCTACCAATGCATCAAGGTTCATTGTCCCGTTGTCCCACCGATTTAGGTCTACACTTATATATTTTTTGAGTTCTTGATATATATTTTTTATAAAACTTTATCTTAAAGTTAGTAGGACACAGGGACACTTGTAGCATGGCACTTACTGCCGCAATAGCTTAAATATGTCCTACAACCGTCCCATCACTGTCCCGTTGTCCCTTTATTGTTGTTTTCATTTTTTAAATCTCGATAATAAGAGGACAAATCAATTTGAAAACCATATTGTCTGCCTATACCTTCACCGAATCTATAACGCGACTTGCTTTGTCCACAATATCTTGTATTTCTTAATGCTTTATCAATTTTTCTTAAATTATGTGGCTGTGGTTGGTCATCTCGTTTCATCATCACTTTCCAAATTTCCATACTACATACTTTGTCACGCCATACATAAGCACCTGGTTTTGTATTTGGTAACTCAATTAATTTACCGTCACCATATAATTTAATGTAATCTTGGTCTATAACATCGTGAGCAGACACTCTTTTTTCTTCTAATGTTCTATACCAATAGTCAGATGGAATAGGACGTTCAAGAAATTCTTCAATTTCACCGACTAAAGCATCTTTTTCAGAATGTTCTTCTTGGACTTTCAATGCTGTTTCACTAGCTTCTTTATCTAGTAACAATGCTTTATCTGTTGGATCTTCATCAAAATAAACTTTAGCTTCAGCAAACATTTGTTGAACAATGTCTTGCGTTAAATCGTCAAACGGACTTTTAGTTGCTTTATTTTTATCTGTCGTAATAGGAAAGAAACGACGGTTACCTGTTTGGTCTTTTAGAAATTCATAATTATTTGTCGTACCTATAAACACACATTGGCGTGGATATCGTTCAATACGTTTACCATATGAAGCCCTATAAATATCTACAATTGCACTAATGAAACTTTTAATATCTTCAATAGTAGACTTTTGAAATGCTGCGAGTTCTTCTATCTCACACAACCATGAGCCTTGTATTTTTTTATAGGATTCATCACCTTTAAACGTTTTTAAACTTTGGTTATACCAATGACCACCTAACTTACTTACTGTCGTAGACTTACCATCACCTTGCCCGCCATATAGAATAATCATGGAATCGTATTTGATACCAGGATGATAAATTCTAGCAACCGCACCCATCATCCATTTTTTAGTCACTTCACGATTATAGTGATTATCTTCTGCACCTAAATAATCAATAAATAATGTTTCAATTCTTTCAATGCCGTCCCATGATTTAGATTCAATCATCGACTTAATAGGATGGAATTTATTATGATAAGCTTCTTTTTCAATGACACTATCCATAATGTCACGACTAAATTGCACATTATAATATCTATCTATATGAGAAATGACATGAGTTGTATCAATATCAGCCCAATAATAATTATTATCATCGTTGGTACGCCAATATGGTAGACGTTTTAGTTTAGTAATTTTTTCAAAGGAATCGTATTGTACTAACCCTTTTAAACTCTCATCATTTTCCATTATTAACTCTGCGTTTGCAGTGGTCTTTTTAAGGGCTTGTGTTGTGGCTGATCGTCTTAATTTACTACGCCAATCATCACTATTGGCCAAATAATTATTTTCATCAATCAACTCAAATACTTCTTCTTTGGTTACATCTTCCAAATAAAAACCTCCTTACTTATTATTACTATCTTTCTTCAAAATGCTTTTGAATGTACGATTAACTTCCTTTTGTTCAATTGGTGGTCTGCAGGTCATCGCCCATGCGCTTACCAATCCGTAAACAAGGTTAGCGTCCACATAACGACGCAATAGGTATCCTGTTAAAGAAGCTAATGTTTGGTTGCGTTCACCTTCACCTACACCAAATGCAATTTCGCGCCAATATGAACTATCACGTTTATTAATTTGATTTGAATACTTCACTGTTATAGGTTCATCATTAACTACCATCTTGTTTAAGTCTTCTTTTTTTATTGCTGGTGCGTCATTATATTTAAAAATGTAGATTGAATCCTTTGATTTTTTTACTGGTAACGCCATAGCTTGTGATGGTACAAAACTAGATTCATCTACTGGATAACCAATATAACGTGCTAATCCATTTGAATATTTCCGATAGTCTGATGCACTCACTGGCTCATTTAAAGGTACTATAAGGCGAATACGAGGCTTTTCGGCAGTATATGAATACGTTGTATGAAATACCCAAGATACATGTTCCAATTTAGCTTTCAGCACTTCATATAGACCTTTAAAATCATTGATTTCATCATAATCTAATGTGATTGCACTTCGGTTAATTAAAGTAGCATCACTACGATATTTACTAATGTTTTGATTATCTTTTTCTATATCTTCAAAATCACCGTATACGCATAGGCCACGTTTATATTTATCTTCATTAATCATTGGTATTTGAAGCTTATTCAACCAATCTGACCAATTATATAAATCAAAACTACTACACGAATTTGAATACAAGTTTTTATATTGAACAATATGAATATTAAAGTTATTGTTTAACTTAACTTTTTGAAAATCCAATTTTTGACCTCCAATGTATTAATACAAGAGCAAAGATGTTATAATACAAATGGAGTGTTTTCCTATTGCTCTTGTATTAATTAAATATTTTAATTTATGCGTTATCTGATTTAGTCGCCAAACTATTCATATCAGGTAACGTTTTTTCTATTTTTTTAAATCTTTCAACGAGATCACTAAATTCTTTTTGATACATCAACATTAAATCTATTGTCTGTGAATTTTTAATTCTATGTTCATGGTATCTATATCCATGATTTAAAATATCCTCTTTATTCAATACATGATTAGGCTCATGAGTGAAATACTCATCATTAAACCACACAAAAGATGTTACTACATCATCTATTCTTTCTTTTAAAAGCTCTAAATCACATAACGCATTGTTTAATTCAAAATTCATTTATAAGTTCTCCCACTCAAAATTGTTTTCTATTTGCTGCATAACCCACTCACAAATGAATTGTAGTTGCTGTTCACGATTAAGTGTTTCTTTCCATTCTTGGTTGCCTTCTTCTACTATGTGAGTGTATTCTGTACGTTTATCTTTTACTGCATAATCAAGTGTTTTATAAATACTTTTTATAATCTCAATATCTTTATCCATTTACTACTCCTCCAATCTTTCAACAAAAACTAGCATTTCTTCAACAGCCATTTTTAAATCTTCAATATTTTCTTCAGTTAAGAATTTACTAATATTAGAATCTTGGTAAATGATAGGGAAGTCTGTAAAAGTTTCAGTAGCTTGAACAAGATTTTTGTATTCTTGATAATCATTTGTGATTTCTAAAATCTCATTATTACTTAAATAAGGATACATTTTTTTAATAATTGAAATATCTTTGTTACGACGTTTTTGTAATAGTTTCGTCATTTTTTTGATATGCTTTTTGTCTTTAAAAATTAGATCGTGTTTCACTTTATTTTCAATATCTTTAAAATCTTGATTAGTTAAGTTTTTCATTTTCTTATTTTCCTCTCCGAATTTAATTTGTTTGTTAAATTTTTGTTTATTGTTCATTTACTACTCCTCCATTTTCTTCAATATTTAATGCTGCAATCAAACTACCTAGCATGTGAATAGCAAAAGCTACATGTATTCCTAATAGCCAACCACTAAGGAATGAGATTGCTGAAATTAATATTAATTTGAATATAAATTTAGCCATTTTAACACCTCCAACGTTTTTATAAATATTTTTTGTGTTTTGCTTTTAAATACTTTTCAAACTGTTCTACGTTCACAAGCGTTAGCGTGCTGCTAATGTCGATATACATATCTTCAATGCCTAAATTGTCATCTTCATAAGACTTTAGAAGTCGGTAGCAAGTTGAGTAACTAATGTTGAAAATTTCACAGATTAGTTTCGGCTTTGCATACTTAACTGGGAATACGATTTGTTTTTCTTCAAGTGCTGTATTCTGCTTAGTCGGTAAATCTTGCAGTTTAACATGTGGCATAGTTTAGACCTCCTCCTTTTGTTCAATTTCAAAAATTTCGCTTATTTCTACATTTAATCCATTAGCAATTTTTTTAGCGTATCTTCCACTAGGAATTACTTTGAGGTTTAATACATCACTTAAATAAGGTGCTGATAAATTATTAGCAATAGAAAAACTTCTAAGTGAATGCCCTTTTTTAAACATCAATAATTTTATAATTTCTGTTTTAGGTTTTATATTCATTTTCTCACTCCCTTCATAATGTAACTCTATACAGTTACATTTTTATCTTACAAACCTATAATATAACTTTTTTAGGAACATTTCAAGAACATTTTTTTGATTCAATCATAATTTTAACTTTTTTTGTTACAATAATAAGAAGGAGGTAGAAAAAATGGAATTATTTGCAATGAGTGACTCTCATGGAAGATTAATACAAAGTTATAGAAAACAAAAAAATATGACGCTTGTTGAATTAGGAAGGAAAACAAATTTATCTCATGCGTATCTAAGTAAAATTGAGAATAATAAAGCTACTCCTTCTAGAGAAGTTTTAAAAAAAATAAGCGAAATACTCGATCCAGATGGTAACGAAGATTTATTCAATAAATTAGCAACTGCTACTGGCAAAACTCATAAAGTTGAAAAAGATAGTGAAGTATACAAATGGTTGCTTAAATCTGGAAGAATTAAAGAAAACGGATTAGGGAAAATTGAAGTTTTAGAATACTCATATTTTAAATTGAATTATATTCTAGAAGAATGTAGTCCACTTGTTTACGATGTTAAAAAAGAAATTGAAGGTGAACCTCTGGCTACTATACCGTTAACAGAAAGAATGATTAACAAAATTTATGCAGCTATTAATAAAATTGTTTTTCAAGAATTAGTTGAGAATCCTGATTTATTAAATTCTATTGAAAATGAAGAGATTTTGAGTCATCATGTGCGAGAACAAGAAGATAAATTACACCTTTTATCAAATTCAATAAACAATTTAACTTTAGAAGAATTGGCTATGATAATACATGATGATGACAAATTAGTTTAGACAACTATATTTAGTTAATCTTATGTCCAAGTATTTAACAGTAAAGCGTGACGATAAATGCACAATACACCATAGAAAAGTGAATATAAAAGGTAATAAATTTTGGGAGTTAAAAAGAGATGAAAAAAGTACTTTATTATTTTATATTAATAAGCTCTTTCTTTATGATTATTGGTGGGATTAGTAAAGTTTCTCAAGATGGATTGACAATTCCAGATATTTTTATGTTTATAATTTTTATATCACTTGTTGTATTTAGTATAGTTAAATTGTTTAAACATAAGAAATTAGATTATAAAAGTAACAAATCTAATAATAATCACAAAAATATATCTAATTCTGAAACAACTCAATCTAAAAATGTTCAACCAAATAATCATATTAAGAAAAATAATGTTATACGTGATATTGAAACTAATAATAGTCGAAAAGAAAAACAGGAAAATCTAATAACAAACAATAAAACTAATACATTAAATGAAAATAAAATAAATTTGAATGAAAATCTTCAAAAAAATAATAAAGACTTAGTTTTAGAAGTAAAAGATGATAATAACAACAACAATCACTATTCTGATTTAAATGCTAACGATATTTTAATATTACATTTAAATAAAAATAGAGAAGTTGGCAAAGAAGTTAAAAATCATTTTTATTTGTTAGAAAATCAAATTAATGTAGATAAAATTCTAAATAAATTGATCAACTTAAATTTTTTAGATATAAAATCGAATTTTGATGTTTCTTTACCCTATCTTAAAGTTCCTGAATTAAAAGATATATTAAGAGAATATAAGCTCAAATTAGGTGGAAATAAGCCAGAATTGATAGAAAGAGTCAAAACTAATATAGATGAAAATGCAATTGAATTACCACATGTATATGTTCCAACTTCAAAGGGGAATGAAATAATTGGCGAAACAGAATATATTTTACACTTTTATAACAGTCCAATTATTTCATTAGGTTCAGCACATAAAATTGCAAAAGAAGTATTAAATGTAGATGATAAAATAGAGTATATTTATTTGTATTTATTACAACAAAATCAAAAATCAAACAATTCGGATCATAGAGCAGAAAATATCATAAATAATTTAGTGTTTTACTATAAAAAGACTAATAAAAATAAAAACGTTATAAGAAAATATACTAATTATGCTACTTATTTATCAGTAACGCAAGGTATCCATTCAGCAGCTTTCTTATACTCTAATGAAGAGAATATTATAGATAGACTGTTTATATATTTTAATTATCACCTTGAATATTATGAAAACATGCTATTTATAGACAACATTAGTAGACGTTTATTTAAAAACTTGTTCTATGAAGATATTAAATCTTTCGAAAATACAGATAAAAATTTTTGTGATGAAATCTGCGAATTATTATTTGCTCAAATTTATAATAATAATAATATCACATTAAATAACCTTCCAACTATAAACTATATTTTAGAAAAAATTAAAAATGAAAATGAACTAAGAGTGACAAAATATGATTTTTAGGAGGCTCACTCACATATGGCATAAGAAATATAATAAACTTCAATTGAATGTATTAAGGTGGTGGTTCTATCGAACAATGTCTAATACACCATAAAATATATAAGAAAAGCATAAATTTTTGGAGTTACATACTGGTATAAAAATCTTTAAATTAAAAAGGGGTTATATCATGGAAATTTTAAACTATAAAATAAGTTATGAATATGATAGTGATTTATATACTGTTACTGCAAAAACAAATAAAGGGAAAACTTTTACTTATACATTTTCAGAGAATCATACTTTAAAAGAAATTAGATACACATTAGAAGAAATTGCTAAACAATTAGATATATAGTTCTAAAAGTAATTTCTTATCAACTGTAATCATTTAAAAGGAGGTTGTTATGCTAATATTTATCATAATTTTATTTTTGATCAGCATCATATTATATGTACTGAGTTTCTTTTTAGCTCAAAACGAAGGTTTATATTATAAAAATAACTGTAGAACTATATCTATTATTTTAATTGCAATTGGGACGCTTTGCTTAATGGGTTACCTTGTGCAGTATTTATCTTCGCATTATTTAGGAATATAAAACTTATCTTTTAGCGTCCTAGTGGCGGTTTAATATAAATATATAAACAAAGGAGGGATGCATAATGAAAAAATTCTTAGCATTAATTTTCGCAAGCACATTAATTTTAGGAGCATGTGATACTAAAGATGTGGAAGATAGCACAAAGAAAAGGAAAGATCCTAAAACTGAAGTGGATGATAAAGGTAGAGCTAAGGGTGAAAAAATTGAAAAAGAACTAAAATAACATTTCACAGATTAATTATTTTACCATTCTAGTGGTGCTTTAATATAAATAAAGGAGGAATTGAGATGTTCGAAAAATTATTAACTTCAATAGGTATAGAATCATTAGAAATAAACACTGTGTTAAAAACACAACAAGTTCATAGTAATGGTGTGTTGGACGGGAGCGTGGTAATAGAAAGCGGCGCATCTGAACAAACTATTAATCGGATTGAGCTTACATTAATTGAAAGATATGATAATCCTGATAAGCGAAGTCAATTTCCTATTTTAGAAAATGAATTACAAACATTTACTTTACACGTAGACCGTAGTATATGTGAAAATACCAAAGAAATTGAACATTTCCAATTTAATATTGATGAACTAGAATTTAAAACTAATCCTAATAAATTGATTTTAAAAACACATGCTTACCTTTCTCATTCTGTTGATGCTTACGATGAAGATGAAATAAGGTTGATTGATTAATTGTGTTCTACTTTTTCAACATAAATAAGGAGATTGAGGGATGGAAAAACTTGATTTACACAAGCTTAATGATGAACATGTAAAATCATTGATAAATGACTTAAAGTACCCAACGACTCATATTGATGAAATCGAAGTAATAGGGAAAGTTATTTATAACTACCAAACTTTCGATTAATAGCGCCCTAGTGGCGCTTTAATATGAATTAATTTAAAGGAGAAATGTAGAATGTACTTTAATGATTGGAAAGTTATTATTAACGGAAAAGGCTCACATGATGTTGTGACAAATGAAGATACTTTGTTAATTTTGCAAGATTATCAACATGTTGAAATAGCATTAAAATTAGTAAATGATACTATTCAAGTGAAATCATTAGGCTATGGAGAGGATGTATGTATCAACCCTATAACAAAAGAAATCACAGTTAATGTAACAAACTTACTAGAAGATGATGAATAATTAAACAAAAGAGAAAAAATTCATAATATGTTAAGGAGGCTCTTACACATGTGGCATGAGAAATTTACTAATAAACATTGTGAAACTAAATATCGCTATTATGAGAAGTATAAAGATCCACTCACAAACAAATGGCGACGTGTTAGCGTGGTACTTAATAAGAATGGTAAGCAGTCACAAAAAGAGGCTCAGAAACGCTTAAATGAGCGTATAGAGGCAAAGGTAAATGACAAGACACCTACTACACTCAAGACGCTAACTTTCCATGCTGCATGTGATGAGTGGTTTGAACATTATAAATTAATATCTGGATCTAAACAGTCAACTATTACTACTAAAAGCTATAAGGTTGCTCACATCAAAAGAAATATAGACAAAGATATTCTTGTTCAAAATATGAATGCTAAAGTTATACAAGATTTAATTAACTCATCATTAAAAGATGGACTAAGCCATAAAGTAGTTAAAGACGATTTAAGTATCATCAAAAATATACTTCGATATACTCAAAAGAAATATAACATCACTGATATATCATACATAGATGATGTTGTTATGCCTAAAAAAGCGACTACAAGAGAAGAAATTAAAGCTAAACGTGAGAATTATTTAGAAATGGCTGAAATTCTGGCTATTGCTGAAGAATTAAAACGCATAGCAAATAAAAAGCGTGCTAGTTATATGAAAAGATCATACTTATTTACTGCTTACATAGTTGAATTTCAAGCATTAAATGGCATGCGTATTGGCGAACTCTTAGCAATTCAACCCGATAATATTGACTTTGAAAATAAGAAACTTCTCATTGATGGCACTATACACTGGCGTAAAGATGGTAACAAAATAGGTTTCAAAGATACTACAAAAACAGCATCATCATATCGTACTATATCTTTAACTACTAGAAGTTGTGATATTTTGCGTAAGGTTATGTTGGAAAATAAGAGAGCGATACAATGGGAAAACATGTATGTTGATAGAGGTTTTATATTTACAAGTCATAGAGGCAACCCTCTACCTCTCACATCAATAAACAGAAACATACAAATAGCTACACAAAATATAGGGATAGAAAAGCATGTGACAAGCCACAGTATGCGTCACAGTCACATATCCTTATTATCACAATTAGGCGTGTCACTGCGTGCAATAATGGATCGTGTAGGTCATACAGACCATAAGACTACATTACAGATATACAGCCATGTTACTGAGCAAATGGATAAAGATATGATGAATAAATTAGAGAAAGTTGGAAATTAA